ATATTAATTATTGTTATCATCATTATGAATTTTATTAACGTAGTTAATAACTTTATCAATTATGATATAACTTCCAAATATAAATGCTACTAACGCTAATACCACTACATCAGAACTATCTCTCATGAAGTTAATATATTCTTTGTATTGGTTTAATAGATTCATATTCTTTTATTCTACACTTTGATTATTTTTATACACTTCCTCTTTCACATAGTTAAATGCCTTCTTATAAGCTTTTTCTCTAGATAACGACATATCATCATATTGATACTTAGTAGCCATATGTTCTAGTAATACTCTATTCTCTTCACCTAACTCTTCTATCATTTGTTCTATTAGGTCTAATTCAAACTTATACATCATTATTATCTATTATCTCATTATAAGCCATTGTATAAGCCTCTATTCTACTTATTACTCTATTCTTATTCTCTAGTATAATATCCATAGCTCTATCTCTTACTTCATTAAACTTATTATTATTATAGGCTTTATAAAGTATTTCTTCTATTGTATCCATCTCTACTATACCTCTTGATATAACTGGATTACTCCTCTCACCTCTTACTCTTGTTCTTTGTCCGTTATAGTTTTTGTTTACCATATGTCTATCATAGCTATTCTGTCCCATCTTCATCATCTTCTAAATTATCAAACATTGTTTCTCCTACATAATAAAATATACCAAATATGAATGTTAAACATCCAATAATAATTAATGCATCTACCATATCAATTTATTTATTTGTTCTTTTCCATTCTTTATCCCATGCCTCTTTATCTCTAGCATTAGGATCAATTATCCATTTACCTACCTCTTCTTCAAATCCATCATACCCATCTAACCCTTCATCTATAATTTTATTCACATCAGTTATCCACATCTCAAGTACCCAAAATAAGGACTCAATAAAATAACTAATACCAATCAGAAGCGTACCATAATGAGTATACGTTCCACTAAATCCTTCCCTAATATCTGTTACTACAGAAGGGATACTTGCAATAATAATTGCTATCGAAAATATAACTTTAAACCAAGGCTTTCTCATTCTTTTACTATTATTAATTCAGGTTCTCTAATACCTACTACTCGTATACAAATACTTCTAGGCTCGTCTATCTGCTCTCCAGATAAATTATAATATCTAACTGGATAGTTTATATCTAATATATTATTAACTTGTATACCATCCTGCTCTAGATCTAATACCAATAATGTATCTCTATGAAAATGTAATACAAATCTATCATCTACTTTCTCATTCCATCCTAAGCTATCCACTATAAAGGAATATGTGCTTCCGGAATCAATAGGAGTAAATGTATTTAATAATTTATCATGCAAGGTGGCTGATGTAATATTACCTCCAGTATAAAAAGTAAACATAGCGCTATCTCTATAACTTACTGCCCCTAGTTTTATAGAATCCATTCCTAAGTTAGGGAAGCATTGAACTGCTAAACCGTTAAAGTTAGATAAAGAAATAAAATCATCTCCAGGCAGCATAGTAAATAATGTAGGAGTAGGCTCTTGTGATGGAAGATTATAACCATCATACAAAGCATCAAACCCTAAAGTTGCATCCGCATCTTCATATACAATATTAAAATCACCACATGCAGTACAAGAAGAGTCTTCAGTTTGGAGTGTCATAGTTAACCAACCTCCATTAGTATTAAGAGCACTATAATATGGAGTTATAGGAGTAAAGAACTGTAAAGAGAGTAAAAATATTTTAATCATTTAATCATTTAAGGTTGTTGCTAAAGCTATTAAAGTACATACTAATAAAAATAAAAGGCTTACTGTTTCCATCAAACATATTTTTGTACTCTGTATAATGGATTATAAGTTTTAATTTTACCATTATCAAAATACAGAGTTATACTATGCTTAGGATATTCTTTTCTAGCTTTATCAATAATATCATATAAATTATCATCAGTATATCCTCTACCCCATGATATATCTTCAAGATCTATTTTCCATGGATTGTATGCCATAATTTGTAATCGCTTCATACCATCTCCTCTATAATACCTAACAATTCAGCTCCAGCTAATAAAACAGCTGCTGTTAGTAAGTTAAAAGGTATGAATCCATATCCTACTAATCGAACTGACGATTTAAGAAAACTTATATACGCATGCCATTTAGGATCCGGCACCCAACCATTTTTAATTTCAGTCATATTATTCAATTTCGTAACTATCGTCACCATCAAAAAATTCACCCTCCGGGGTAAGATTTATATCCCATACTGAAGGTCTTTTACGTCTAAATTTATCTAATAATTTTTTAACCAATAAAAATATTTTCATTTCTTTCTTAAAAGTAAATATGTAATCAGTCCAGTCGTTATAACTATTCCTCCTACGATTAATAATGCTTGTTGTATCATCACTATAAATATCTACTCTTCTGTGTAATTAATCCAAGCGGGCATGTTCATATCTGGAACGTATCCAACTCTAATTATTATATCATCTTTCTTAAGATAGTAAATAATATTCATAGTTTCACCTACCATTTTCATTTCAGTAGAAACTCTATAACCATCCTTCTTTGCTACCTTCTCAATATCATCTTTTGAAGTATGAAAATAAGCCGATTGAGCATTAGCTTGTAATGCAAAGTTAAGTATAAAAGTTATTATTAAATATTTCATTCTGCTATATAAAAAGTATCAATTCTACAAACTGCATCACAAGTTAAACACAACCAATAATCATAATTTTCTAAGTAAAAATTCTCATGATAATGATCGATACAAAGCTCTTCCACCTCTATGCTTATCTCTTTTTTGGTAGTACATGAACCAAGAACATTTACGCATATAAATAATAACAGAGTGAAAAGGATAGCAATTAAAGCCCTAAAGAATCTATTCAAGTTTCGCATTGCTCTTCCCCAACTCATTAGTTAAAATTTATGTTACCAAAATCGTTAAGATTCATGAAGTAGTTATAACCTTCTTCAGTCACAGTCATGTTTCTTTCTTCATCTAATTCCACCAATCCTTTCTCTTTCAAACTCAATGCAGTTGCATAAACAACAACCTCCTGAAGTATCTCTCCGAACTGCTTTTCATTAGGAGTTGGATCATCATAAAGAAGATCATTCATACTACAAACCTCTGTTGCAATCTCATAGAAAGCTTTCGTACCAAACGCCTCATCGATTTCTTCTTGCTTAAAGAAGTTCATTTCAATAAGATTATCGTACCACTGATTTATATGTTCTTCTACACTCATAATTTAAATTTAATCTTTCCAAGGTCTCCAACCTTCTTCCTTTTTTACTATCTTAATTATTTTAGTATCGCAAGCATACTCATGTCCATGCCATCTATCCTTCACAGACTTTTTAGCTTCTCTTTTACTTCCGGCAAAGACATAAAACTTAGACGGAAATAAACTAGGCTTATGTCCATATTGGATCTCCCAGAATGTATTATCCTTCGACACTGAATTCTGTTTCTTCATTTACAATCTTATCTCTTTGTAATTCCATTACCCCATCAATATCATCATAATGGAGCTCATAAAACTTATCTTGATCGTTCTCAAATAACTCAGCTTGCTCGTCAGTAATCTCAGCTTCATACCAACAGATGGTTGTATACGATTCCATTTTTATTAATTTTTTTGCCATAATTCTAATTTAAAACATTCCATATTCCTCCTGCTTCCATCCCATCATTAAACTTGTAATTAATCTCAACTACTTTCTCTATTACTGATTTAGGACAACCAGGTAACCCTCCTCCACAATTAACCTCCAAAGGACTAGCATTCCATAAATTCTCTCGTCTATAATATAACCATGGAATTCTTCTACCATACTGATTATAAATACTAACGTAATTTAAACCGCTGCTATCTTCTTGCACTTCTGCTTCTCGAAAATACCCTATAATCAATTCCTTCAAATAGCTATTAGCTCTTCCGCTTGCTTCTTTTCTAGTCATATCCATAATCTTATGCTTCAGTAGTTACAGAATCAGGATGTATCCAAGTAACAGATCCACCAGCACCTAAATCAAAGTATAGTCGACGAGTTTTACTTCCTCGGCGATTCTTACTAAAGAACATCAATCGCTGATCTTCAGATTCGAATATCATATGACACATTCCAGTTAGCATATGCTTAAAGCGATTACTACCAGCAAAGTTTCCAGTCTTAGTAACCTGCTGTATTATCATAAACGTCGTATGAGTATTAGTATCGTTGTTAGCTAAGTTATGCTTCTCATAAAGATTTAAGATCATAGTCTCAGCTTGCTTATTAGTACAACGATGGTAATCACTAACAACAGTTACGATCTCAGCCATACTATCGATAAGTACAGTATCGAATCCTTTCTTAAAAGTACTCTCTAATACTTGCAGAGGATCGCTATCTAAATGATCACCCATAAATAAGATCGGAAGATTACCGAACTTCGGGAAACGCTTAACGTAACCATACATATCGATAGCATTCATCTCTCCAGAAACAAATAATACATTACTACCATTCTTCTGAAGGTCAGCTAAGATATCTAACAATACAGTAGACTTACCAACACCAGGATCTCCAACAAAAGCGAAGTTACATCCTTTCATTAATCCTCCAGTACCACTTAATAAATTATCAACGACTTTACCAGTCTCCATAGGGATAAATAAACTCTCATCGAAGTTTATATCCTTCATTTTTACAATCTTGCTATTCATAACCTTTATTTTAACTTTTTAACTATACTTAAAGATAAGAAATTATCTTCAGACTTCCTACTACTAATTAAAGTATTTCAGGATTAGCATCCTGAGTAATAAGAAGAGCAAACCATACAAGGAATACTACCATAGCAATTCCTACTAACTTTGCATTATCAGATATCTCATCATAAGATTCTTGACCAGTAATAAATCGAAATGCACTAATGATTGTATTAATAATTGAACTCATAACCTATTATTTATCTTTTTAACTATACTTAAATATAAGAATTATATTTCAATTCTCCTACTAAACATAAAATTATTTTATGCTATAGTTTTAAAATAAGATGATTGATATCATCTCGACTAAGCCAGCCACGTACTCCATTGTCATGATCATCATCAAAGAACTTATCAGTTATATAAGCACCATCTTGATCCACGACAGCAATCTCGAATGCGCTGTAATCATCAGCAGTTTGAAAAAAGGGATCAACATCACTATTAGAAGTACTGTAGAATCCTTTTCCGGCAATAACACTCAGAGTTAAACCATTTATGTTTATTGTACCAAGGATTCCAGTTCCTACTGGATGAGGACCAAATTTAATATCGTTAAAAGTTTTCTTTTGCATACCTTTATTATTTAACTGTTTCAAGTTCGTTTTTACCATAAGCTAAGTCAGCCCATGTCTTAGCTCCATTTAACTTATACTGATCTTGATTGTATAGTTCAGTATTCTGATATAATTCATTAATAGTTCCAACAGTAAGAACATTTAATAATTGTTTATCAATGAAGATCTTCTTACCTTTACGTTGAAAGATAGGCATCCAAGCTCCTTTACCTTCAGGATTAAACTCAACTGTCTGAACAACTCCTTTTTTACCCATAGATAGAGTCAACTCTAAATGCGTATTGAAAGTAGCATTCATAGTTGGTGAAGCGTGACTAATACTGAATCCATTTCTTCCTTTAAGAACAAATCTAAATTCACCTTCTCTACCTTTCATAAAATCTACAACTGTCATAACCTATTATTTTATCTTTTTAACTATACTTAAATATACGAAATATCTTTCAGACTTTCTACTTTTCGTCGATATATTTTTTTAGTTCAACGAACATTCTTCTATCGATTAATCTTTCAGTAAAGTCTTCATTAATTATCCTTAGGCTTCTCTTTTTAGCCTTTTCAATATCATGAGAGAAAATAATATCGAAGTACTTATCTATCTTTCCTTTAACAAGCTTATAAGCATTAGGATCTACTCTAGTATTAGCAGCCGGAATATAATCTCTCTTAATTAATTTTACATCAGTAAACTCCTTACTACCCTTACCTCCTTTATAGAGCATACTACCAAACCCTCTTCTACCTCTTCCAGTAATACGATCTAACTCCTTCTTAGTCTCTTTATTCTTAATAATCTCAACCTCCGAATAAGTATTCTTTCCAGAGATAATAGTCTGCACAGCTACCTTTTCTTCAGTAGAGCAGTTAACACATACTTTAGTTCCAGGAACAGCTTTCAATCTAGCTTCCGGAATAATAACACCACAGCATATACAATTCATAACCTTTTACTTTACCTTAATATACGAAAAATATTTCTATTCTCCTACTTAGGTACAGCCAAGATGGAATACTTCCAGCCGGAATCAGTATTGGAGTTTAGTACGCTAATAAATTCCATAGCCTTATCTTCTTCTTCTATAACTAAAATTTCTCCATAACCATCGTTCATAAGAACATTTAATCTTTGACCTGAACTAGTCTGCATTTCTTTTATAATTCTATAACTCATAATAAATGTGGCTTTCCCTCAGTTAATCCTGCGTTAGTAACTCTAACATATTCTGGATAGAATTGATCTAAGCTATTAGCTCCAGCATAAGAACAAGCTGATCTAATTCCATCTATCAATCCAGATAAAATAAATTTAACTCCACCTTTAAAAGGTATGGTAGTTGACTCTCCTTCTACATTTCTCTCTGCTTGACCATGAGCAGTTTTAGTTTCTAGAGAAGCGGAGCCGCGATATCGTTTATACAACGATCCATTCTTCTCAATAATCTTACCAGGAGCTTCTTGCGTACCAGCTAATAAAGATCCTAACATCACACAATCTGCTCCTACTGCTAGAGCCTTTGCTATATCACCAGAAGTTCTAATCCCACCATCAGCCATAATAGGTACTTCAGCAATACGAGAGATCTCTTCTAAACACGTCACATTAGGTACTCCAAAGCCAGTCTGTACTCGAGTAGTACAAAGAGACCCTCCACCAATACCAACTCTTAATCCATCTACTCCTGCTGCTTGAAGATCAGCTGCTGCTTGAGCTGTAGCAATATTTCCGGCAATGATATCAACATGTTCGGGTAAATTTTTCTTACACCATTTAACCATATCGATAACATTCTTATGGTGACCATGAGCAACATCAATAACTAAAATATCAGCTGCAGCTTCAACTAAAGCAACTGCACGCTCTTTATCTCTTTCACTTACTCCAATAGCTCCCATTCCTAAGCTTACTGGATACATTTGATTAAACATACCCATAATTGAAGCTTGTTCTTCAATAGAATTAAATCTATGCAAGCATCCAACTCCTCCTATCTTAGCCATTGCCATCATCATATCATATCCACAAACAGTATCCATACAAGATGCTACTAAAGGGATAGGCATAGAATAATTTCTACTAACTTGACAAGTTAAATCAACATCAGTTCTAGATCGTATTACTGAGTAGTTAGGAACTAATTGAATATCATCGTATGTTAATGCTACTTTCATATCTACTTTATCATAAAATTTAATTCCGGCAAGTCGCCACCATTGAGCTCTTTATATTTTTTAATACAAGCTTCTTCTAATTCACGTTGTAAAGATCCTTCTAATTCAAACTCTCCTATCTTATAATCAACTTTAGGAGTTTCAACTAAATAAAAAGTTATTTGATTGTACTTATCTTTGATAGCCTCTCTAATTCGATTATTAGTTCGATTAGTAATACTTACATACTGTACTCCTAATCTGTGTGCTAAAGATCTACTCTCTCCAAACTTTAAAATCTCTCCATCTGGACTTACAAACATATAAACTCCAGGTTTCTTCCAATCCTTTTTATTAAGAGTAAAGGTGGTAGCAACTCCTTGCTTATATTTTTCTGATGTATTGATATAACCAGCTTTCTTGAAGCCAACCATGTCACAAAAATATCTTACTAATGATGTATCTACCATTTCTTAATAATGTTTTCTAGCTCCATAGAACCTTGTAAATAAAATACAAAAGTATCAGAATCAAATTCAAATCGTACACCAGAGATATTCTCATCAGGAACATACTTTAAAAATGGAGAAAGATCTTGAGGTAAGGATACTTCAATCCATAAAGCCATCTGCTCTTTAGTGCATTGAATATCTAATGATTCATATGATGGAATAAAATGAATTCCATTCTTTCTTGGTACTGGAGTAAATTCCATATTACCTTCTGGGGTTGAGATGTTAATATAATTTTTCATAACTCTAATTTAAATAAACATAATAAAAGGATATAACAGCACTAGCAATAATTATAGGCCAGCTTAGTATATCATATAATATAAATTCTAACGTTGGTCCGGCTGCTGGAAATATCATTCCAATAAAAAGAGTAAAAACAGAAATCGGAAAACCAATTATACAAAATATGATAAAAAAGAAAAATATAAACGCTAGTATATTACCGAGAAACTTATCTTCATCAAACTGATTCATATTGCAAAAAATTTAATATTTTCCTTACGAGTACGACCATGCTCAGTCTTTACATAATTTTCACAATGATCATCATAGACTGATTGTAAACGACTTAGAGTCCAAAACTTAATCTCAGTCCTATTACGATCTGCAAAATTCTCTCCATAGCCCCAGTTCTCTACAAAGGCTTTAATGGCTTCCTCTCGATTATCAAATCGTTGAGGCATAACTGTAGTGTATTTTTTCATAACTTATTTATTTAACTTATATTAAAGATACGAAAAATATCTCAGACTTTCTACTATCTTTGTAACTTTTCTAGCTCGGCTTTTAACTTTTTTAGCTCTTTAATCTGATCGCTAGTATGAAGATTTCTCATAGTCATTCCTACTTTACACATCATAGAGATTACAATAGATAAACCAACACCAATTGCAAACTCTTTTAAGTTATCAGCATATCTATGCGCTATAAATGTATAAATTCCGGAAGCAACTAAATTAAAGAACATCGCTCCACCTATAAAGATAAACACAGCCTTAGGATCATATCTAAACGACATGAATGTTAAAGTAATATTAACAGGTAAAAGAATAAAACATAAACCAAGTCCTATAAATAAGTCCATTACTTCCACAAAATTTGAATTAAAAGAATAATTAAAGCTAATGATAAGCAAACTGCATGTTTAGCAGTTAAAGATTGTCCTCCTATCTTCCAGGTTAAAAAAGAAAATACAAATATTCCAATAGCAAAGCCTATCAAGCGTATCGGCCACAATTGAAAATTAAATGCTATCCCTACGTATTTTGTAGAATAGATATAAAGTATTGAGATAGGAATTCCCAATAAGGACATATAAAATATGTTCTTACTAACCCATTCATTATAAAATTGATAATTGGTTTGATACCAAGTTCCTACTTGAGCAAAAATAAAAATTAATACTCCTAATAATAAATAACCTATTTTCATTTATCTTGATCTTCAACTAAAAGATTTTGCTTAATTTCTTCAAGCTTATTATTAAAATAATTTTCCCAAAAAATTGCTTTTTTATATTTAGTGCACATACTTTTACCTTCTAAACTAACTTTTGAAGCTTTTATTTTTAAATGTCTACAATATAGTTTAAATTTTAATTTATCCTCCAGACCTTGAACTGTAAAACTAAAATGAATTCTATCATTATTATTTCTATCAATTTTAAAATTTGGAAGATTAGATGATAACCAATCTAATAATATTGTATTAATAATTTTTAATTTATTATTCATTATTAGATTTTAATATCTCAAGAGCTTCTTTCACTTTTATACATAGTTCATATTCTTCCTGTTTTTCTAGATCTGGAAGATTACTTTCAAATACAGCTTCTAAATCCTCTTTACCCATACTAAACTCAAAAATAACTTCATCTTTAAGAACAGTAGCATATAAAAAATAAATTCTTTCTTCATCAGATTTCATATGCTCTAAAGCAGTTTCAACCATAGCTATTACTACTTGTGGATCTTTACTTTCAATAGCATGAGCAAGATCTTCGTAATTTTTATATTTAAGCTTAAGCGGTTTCATTATTATATTTCTTTTTCTACATATACACAAGTATTACCTTTTGTGAATTCTTTTTCAATTAATAAAGGTAAACTTTTTGGTAAACACCAAGCATAAGCTTTATAACCTTTATAATTTTTTTGCGTATACTCCCATCTGGTTTCCCATAACTCTCTATAGATTCCTTGTCTTCTATATCTTTTATCAACCCAGGCATCTAATAACTTTATCTTTTTATCATTTTGTATTGAAAGAAAAACGTGACCAATAGTATTACCATCCGCATCTACTGCCAGCCAGCCAACCAGAGGTTGACCATTGGTTTCTACTTTTACTATTTGGTACTTCACTCTTTCCTACAATCATAATATTATATATATCAGAACTAAATTTAATAAAAATTTATTTAATAAACAACTATTTAGTATCAAAAATTTTAAAGAAATTATTAGAGACTTTTTTTTCTCTAAGTTTTTGATTACGCTCATCATCTTTCAACATCTTAGTAGCATTCTTTTCTAACTGTTTTGATTTATTTAAATCATATTTAGAAAATAGCTCTTTGTGTTTAGGTGTCTTCATTTCGGCTTATTAATTTATTTATCTCCTTCTCTTCCTCTCCTTCTAATCCTAACTCTTTTAGTCTCTTATAGTGGTAATCATTCAATTGCCATTTAGGTTCCTTAACCTTAGTTGGTACATAATCCTCTACAGCTTTTAACTGTTGTTGAGATAAAGGATCACCAACAAATAAGAAATAGCAATTATAACACATTAAAGAAACATTCTCTAAAGAATAATTTCTTTTATTACCATCTTTAAAATTTAGAACCAGAGGGGTCTTATAATCAATTACCCTCCTCTCTTGAAAACCACATTGACTACATTTCTCTTCCAACAACCCTTCTGAGATCATTTTCTGTTTTATCCTCTCGGGTGTAAACGACGAGGGATCAATATGACCATTTACTATATCAAAGATACCCACCTCCGTCCCAGAGTTTCTCAGTAACTTAGGTATACCTTGTCCGGCTTGATTTTTATGTTCTTCCCATAAATCAATACCCTTATCATTTCTATACAACTTCGCAAACTTCTTATAATGATTAAACGAAACATGTAAGTATCGAGCTGCTGCTCGATTAGAAGAAGTTTTATCCATTGCATTAAGTATATCTTGTTTACTTAATGGTTTTGGTTTTGGCATTCTCTACTTATTTTTATCTCCTTTAAAGACGACCATCTCTTGACTGACGTCCTCTTTAAAAACATTGGTGTTAATTAAAGCCCTATACGGAGTTACATCCGAACAATTTATACAAACCGTTGTTCCAGGCAAAGCCTTTAACCTTAAAGGATTAATCACCACCCCACATACTGTACAATTCATTTTTTCTTACCTTTTATTATCTTAAAAAGATCTTGGATAGTATCTATGTCTTTAAATTCATTATTTAGTTCTTCATCTTCTTCATCTAAAAACTCTACCTCAATATCTTTAAGATCATGACTCTTATAATATACCCACCACATTATTATCTCAGAATTCTCTCTACCATATAATTGGTCTAATAAAAACTCAATCAAGACAAAGAACTCTTCATCGTGATCAAATAAAATAATACCTGTTTGTTGGGCTACTCTATCAGCTTTGCTGACTAATTGTTTTAACTTTTCTATTATCTCAACAAATGCTTTCTCTTCTTCTTTTAATAAAGTAGTTTCAGATAATTGCACACTAACTTTATTATCTAACAACTTAGTTAATTCTTTGAGCTGTTTTTTAAAATCCATCGTAATAAAGTTTTTCATCTTCATAAATAAATATCTTGCTTTTAAATAGTTTTAAGATTATTATTAGGATTATGCTGAATAAAACTTCCCCACTTATATTTAGCGTAATGATGACCTCTTTGTTCTGATTGTTGTCTTGATAACTCTTTTTCCTTATCGTTAACCGTCAAAGAAACAAAATGATAAAAAGATAGATTATAATCTCGAATTAATTTATAACCTGCAAGGTTGCATTTCAAAAAGAAGTCCCAATCCGCCACCATACCCAATTCATACTTATCATCCCAACCACCAATAGTCAAAAAATCTAATCTATTCATATAAATTGGTAATGTTGATCCCGAATCGTCAACCAACGATTTGGCAACCTCTTGTTCGTATTCCCAGTATCTTTCCAGATCAAATGTCTTCGGATCTCGACCTAAGTCCTGGATTACAAACTGCTTGAACATCGATGGTTGAGGTTCGATCTGATTTGGAGCACAAACTCTACCCTTCATCTCTCCTAACTCCTCTAATCTTGTATCCCATTTATCTGGAAACACATTATCATCATTTACTATTAGAATGTTATCATTTGACGCATTATAAACCCCTAGATTGGTCGCCGTACTAAGGCCTTGGTTCTGTTCTAGGTCAAGTATTGAGATATGATCTTCATATTTATCCAATATATATTTATTAAGATTGTAGTATCCATCGGTAATCGCGATCAACTCATTTTCTTTTTCTTGACCTTCTATTGCTGATCTTAAACATAAATCTAACGCCTCGGGACTTTTGTAAGTTGGAATAATAACGCTTATCATACCTCTTCCCAATTAACTATTGGTGAAAGCATTCCTCCTTCAACGTGAGTAGAGTACCCCGGCATACAAGATATTAAATTAGATCCTTGATTCCATAAATCCGTAAACTTATCGTGATCCTTAGTCCATTTATCAACTAAGTCACAATATTTTACATGTGTATCAAAATGCTTTTTTAAAGTACCAAATTTACACGCATAAGTATTAGTAGTTGATGGAACGGTTCTCCAATGTACCGACGGAGTAGCTATAATTTTTGATTGTAAAGATTCATACATCGGTAGGAAATATTTATCCGGATGATCATATAAAGTATAATAATCAGCTCCTATATATTCAAACCCTTCAACTAAAATATCAATCCAACCTTCTCTATGTAAATAATCATCTTCTAAAAAATAAATAATATCATCATCTTTATAATCTTGTTCTATAACATAATTCAAAAGATTTAAAAATGATTGAGCATCATTACCTCCTTTCTTACTTATTTTATTTACTTGTTTATTTTTTAAAAAATGCTCTTCTATCGAACCATTACCACTATCATGAAAAGCAGTATATTCTACTCTAGCGTCTAATGTATTAATTAAACTATCAAATATTTTTTCTCTATCAAACCAATCAGGTCTTGGTTTATTATGTGAATTAGAAGAAAAGTTACAATGTCTTTGAAATATTCTTATCATTTTATTTTTTTAATATTGCTATAATTTCATTACCATGTTCATTACTTTTAGCTCTAATATCAAAAACATAAAAATCTGTATATTGTTTTGCTAAATGACTTAATTGAGGTAAATAGTCTTGTGTAATATCTTCACATATAAGTACGCCTCCTGGGTTAAGTAAGTCATAGTAATTATTAAAGAATTTAATTTGACTATCAAACATATGATCTCCATCATCTAAAATAATATCAAATTTATATCCTTTTGTTAATAGATTATTAGATACTTTTTCATCATAACCATTTACTCCTTGCATTAATTCTACTTTATTAGAGAAATTTCTAGTAAGATTATTTTCTTTAAGATATCTAACAAACGATTCATTATCATCAATATCCATTCCTACTATTTTACTAAATTGTGGAGATGAATCCCATACTTCTAATGAATCTCCAAATCTTATTCCTATTTCTAAAATACTTAACGGTTCATTCTTTTTAAGATAATGTGTATTAATAATATAATCATAAACTACTGCATACTTATGAGTATGATTTTTATCAGAAGTAGAATTATTAAATGCTTCTATATAATTAAAATAATTCATATTATTTTTTTATTCTTTCTATAATAGTTAATCCACTACAATTAGTAAATCTTTCTTTTAATCTCCAAATGTTTTTATTTTCTTCTAAAAACTCTTCTATAGCTGGCCATATTCCGGTACCTTCTTTACCATCTTCACCATTCCATTCAAAGTTAGTAGTATCGTGAAAAACTATATATTTTTTTACTTTATTACTATGAAGTTTTAGTTCTTGTTTTAATTGATCGTATACATGCTCAGTATCAATAAATAATAGATCAGTTTCCTCTATATCTACTTTTAAAACATCCGCGCAATGAAATTGAAAATCTATATCGTAATAATTTGCTATTTTTTTCACTTCATCTACGCTTGCACCCCATTCTTCAGGATTAATAATATCATAGGAAATTAATTTTTCTGGACAGCATCCTAACCAAACCCAAGTAGAAACTATCCATCTTACTCCCATTTCAGTAATATGATCACATTCTTGACCATATTTTAAAATAGTAGGAACGTGTTCATTAATATCAGATGGAATAGAATATACATTATTAATTATATCACGAAGAATATTTGGATAAGGTTCAGCCTTAATTCTTCTATCTCCATAACCTGCTCTTTTATTCATTATTCAAATTTATTTCTATAAAAATTCTTAGATGGTATCATCTTAGTATTAATTTCATTTCTTATTTTATTCCAATATGTTGGTCTAGTAACTTCCCAATCATACATTTTAGTTATATTTTTATCATGAGAATAATTTATATATAAAACCTCTTTGGATTCTCCTACTCTCCATTCCGGTTTCGTAGTTCCACATAAAGCTTGTGCTCTCCACATATAATCAGTATCGCCAGAAAATCGTGTATTATCAAAGTATCCTATTTCATCAAATAATTTTCTACTAATAAACGCTGTTCCTTCACCAGTAAAGATAGATGGTTTATTATCTTTAAGTACTGGTAAATTATCACTTGCATTATAATTAATTGAAGTTGATTTAATATAAACTAATTCAGGATTAGACTCAAACATATCTATAAAATGTTTAAATCTTCTTAAATCTGATATATCATCAGCATCATGAATAGTAAAATATTTCCAATCGTCATTTTTAAAATGATCTAATCCTCTATTTCTAGTATAATAGCATCCTTTATTCTCTTCGTTTCTAAGAAGAGTTATTTTATCATTATCTTGATACTCTTTCATTATTTCAAATGAATTATCAGTAGAGTAATCATCTATTAGAACTAAATGATAATCTTGATATTTTTGTTGTAAAATACTTTCAATAGTATTTCTTATAAACTGTTCTTTATTCCAAACAGGACATATAACTAATAATTTATTATTCATTTACGATTTTATATAACTTAAAACTTTATTTTGTGGTATATACATTAAAACATCTATAATACTAACATAATCATCATAATAATTACCGCTTCTTTTATATTTTAAATATGGACCATAATTTTTCCATTCTAACTCACAACCTATCTTATCAAATTCATTTTCACTCCCAGTTATATAATTCTTTGCATTTAAGCCAGATAGATATTTAGTAGCCTTTAACTGCTCTAGTAGATATGTTAATCGTTCTAATCTTGTATCTTTTAAAATATAATTTTTAGAGTTTATAAATTTAGTTGAAATACCAATATATTTACAAATACATTCTACTAAACTTTGATTTAATTCAGATAAAGTATCTGGTGGATTTTCTACTAAAAAAGGATGTAATAAATTTAGTATCGAATTTTTATATGGAGCTTTACTATAATTTTGCTGTATTGATTTAAAATGATTATTTAATACTTTTTTATTATTTATAGGGACTTCCGATATTTTCCTACTATTATATTTTCTATCTACTGGAATAGTTATCCAAAATAAACCATTGTTTCCAAATATTCTATTTCTATTTCTCCAATTATTTTTTGTATATTCGACTTCATCATACCAGCAAAAAATATCTACATCATTGATATAATCAAAATAACCTTTCCAAGGTAAATAATTAGATTGCCAGACTCCTACTTTCATTATATAAATTTACTAAGAGCTAGTTTTACGTTTTTAATTACATATAAACAATCATCATCAGTCATATTGCAATGAATTGGTAAAGTAATTAATTTTTTGCTTAATTTATGAGCTACTGGACAAGTGCCATAGCTATCATTATATAATTCATATAATGTATTATCTTTATAATGAACTCCTGGATAGATATTTTTACTATTTAAAAATTCCATTATTTCATTTCTATAAGGTACTATTATTTGATATAAATGTCTAGAAGATTTACATTCCGGGTTATGTTTAATTAGTTTAATTGCTTTTATATTTTTAAGCCCACTATCGTATATCTTCGCTATCTCTCTTCTTCTTTTATTATCATCATCTAAGTATTTTAATCCTACTAATGCCATACCTGCCATAATTGAATTACCATGATACTTATAGCCGAGAGTAGGTACATCATAATCCCACTTATATTTACCCTTAGAATTAGTTCTACTAAATGTATCTTTATCAATACCCAGCCAACTCATTTTGCGTGCTAATTGATCATAATCTTTATTTTTAAAACAAATCATACCTGAATCAGCTGTAGGTAAATTTTTAACTGCTTGGAAGCTAAATATACTAACATCAGCATCTAATCCTACATGATTTTCCTCAAAACATACTCCATTATGATTATCTATCATTTTAGTTCCAGCACAATGAGCTGCATCAAATATAAATTTTAAATTATATTTTTCACAAAGATCTTTTATTTGCTTATATTTTCCTATATTACCCCCCATCCCTACAAACATAATAGCTCTTGTTTTTTTAGTTATTTTTGATTCTACATCTATAGGATCTATACATAAACTATCATCAATATCAGCAAATACAGGTTTTAAATTTTCATACTTAATTGCATGATTAGTAGAAACAAAAGTAAGAGGAGTAGTTATAATTTCATCTTTATCTTTCCACTGATTGACATATTTAAGAATTTTTACAGCTAAATGTAATCCTACTGTATTAGAATTTAAAAAATGAGCATTTTTAAATCCAGTATATTCTTTCCATTTATTTTCTATCTCAACTGTCTTAAAACCTATACCTGTCCATCCTTTATCTAAACATTGTTCTATTTCAGCTAGCACTTCTTCTTTCCTAAATTTAGGAACAAAAACTTGTATATTTTTCATATTTTATTATAACCAAAATTTGTTTTTAAATAATTATCGTCAGGATTATCAATTAAAGTACCTGGCATTTTTTCTAAACTATTCCATACATTATCACCATGTATTAATTGTATCCATAATGGTTCATCGGTTTGTATAGGAACTCCGCCAGCTTTAGATATTAATTCATGATGTGAATATTCTCTTAATTCTCCTTTAAAATTAGATAGGTTTGATTTAACCATTACAAATGGTCCGGTTGGAAAAACTGAATATATAAATTTATTAACATTAATATCCCAGTAAAGACCAGTTGCTATTGATGCTATAGAATTATTTTCAGCTATTTGTTTTATAACCTGATTATATCTTGCTTCTATTAAATCATCGGTACCTATTTTAGAGCATATTACTTCTTCACTATTATTTTTTCTATATTTTAAGTATGTTTCTTTAATATTTTTATAAAAGGTAGGAATATCACCACCTAATCCTGTAAAGTGGGTTTGATCCCATATTAAATGTAAATAATTATTTTCTTTTTCTAATTCTAATAGTTTAGTTTTAAATATTTCAGGTGTATTACTATTACAAAACATTACCAAATGAAAATCAAGATCAGTTTGATTATTCAAAGATGGTATAGTATAATTAGTAAAAAGATTTAATCTATAATTAAGCCAATCAATATCATGATAGGCATTAGGATATTCTTTAATACCCTGTAAGTTGAAATGTGTTGTTAATATATGATTATCCATTCTACTATTTAACCTATTCCTTTCCAAGTTGCTCCATTGGAAGTATAATAATGATTGCAAGTTATTTCAGGAGTATATAAATACTTATCTCCTCTATCTACTGTATCGATAGCCCAATAGCGGTCTTCTTTACCAGGCCAATTTTCCGGCATAGGATTATTCAAATAATATTCTTTATTATAAAAACAAAAAGCATTATGTAAAAACTGTCTATTTTCTATTTTCGAAAACATATTATCACACGACTTATCTTTAAAATGACTCCAAATATATCTAGGAGTTATTTTTTTACCTCTATAAATAGGTACCTGTTTACCAAAAACTGCTTTATATTCTTTTAAATAATTATTAATTAAACTTAAATTACATTGTGTAATTTGAGAATGGGCTGATAAAACTAATATAGTATCTCTTGTTGATTTTGTAACTCCTAAATTTAATGATTTACCAGGAGTGTATTCATTTATATTCTCAATTTTAATAGACGTTCTATCAGAAAATAAATTTACTATTTCTAATGAATCGTCAGTAGAATTATTATCTACTATAATTATTTCAGGCTTATTAAAAAACTCAATACAACTTTGTAAAGCAAATCCTATAAATTCACTTTCATTACGATTTCTAATTATGATCGATATATTATCCATTAAATCTTCCTGTATAATTATTTCTTGAATCAAGTTCACATTCTTGAAAGTCTAATCCCTTGTCTATTAGCATTTCCTCTCTTAGTTTAATATATGATGTAAGATTAGCTAGTTCTTCAGGTAATATTGCAAATTTATTATCTCTTCCAGGTAGATTATTATCTACAGTAAAATGTTTTTCTATAACTTCAGCTCCAAATTCGATTGCTACTTTAGCTGATTCTACTCCTTGAATATGATCAGAATATCCTATACTTAATCCTAATTGTTTAAATTCTATCATTCTAGGGATATTAGCAATAGAAGGTAAACAAGGATAAGATGATACACAATGCAGTAAATATAATTTAGCTTTTTCAAAAAATAATGTACTGTATTTTATTTCACTATACTTTGAAGTGCCAGTAGACATAAATACTACATCAAAATTTTCATCACAGTATTTTATTAATTCTATATTACGTGATTCGAAGCTTGGTATCTTTACTTCTTTACAACCAAGCTTAACTAATAGTTGTGCATCTGCTAAACTAAATACAGAGGATAAAAATTTAATACCTATAGTATTGCAATAATTAATTAAATCTATATGATCTTGTTCAGATAGTTGAGCTTTTTCATAAATTTGACGTCTACCATCCTCATCCCAGCTTCCTGATTTAAGCCTATCAACAGACCATGTTTGATATTTAGCATAAGTAGCACCGCTCTCTTGAGCTGCTTTAGCCATTTGTTTAGCTAAATTTAAATCTCCACAATGATTCCATCCTATTTCAGCTATTATTTTAATCATAAACTATATTGTTTAATTTTTCTTTATTTAAATATTTTTCTAAATTAGATTTAAATACTTGTATTTGTGTATTTAAACTATCTTTCATTGCATTGGCAATATGAGGAGTTAAAAATACATTATTTAATTTTTTAAACCTATGATTTTTATCTATTGGCTCATTTTTTAAAACATCTAAAAAAGCTCCTCTAATATTTTTATTTTTTAAAGTATCATATAGAGCATCTTCATCTACTGTCTCACCTCTACCTACATTAATAAAATACGAATATTTTTCCATATTACCAAATATTTTATTATTAAAACAATCTTTAGTAGATTCATTTAATGGTAGAGTATTAATAATAAAATTTTTATCTTTTACTAAATTATCTAATTTATTAAAGTTTTTTCTATCAATTACTGATACATTAAATCCTAGTACAGTTAGTTTTAATAATATTTCTTTTCCTATATTTCCAAAACCAACTACTAAAACATTTACTTTATCAAAAGGTAAAATATAATCCAAGTTATTATCGAAACTTTGTCTATCAATAGTCATTCTATCTAAACCTCTTAATAACATTAATAAACCTGATATAGCAAATTCAGCTACTCCATTAGAGCTATCAGGAGTATTCGTAACTGTTACTCTTTCCGGAAAATTAAATTTACCATAACCTGTTTTAGATAAATGAATCCATTTTAAATTAGGCATAGATTTAAATTTTTGTGAATTAAATCTATCTCCCCAATATACCTCGCATTCTAATTTAGGTTCTGTAGTTATAGTAACGTTATATTTATCTTCAATTTTTTTAATATCTAATATAGATAAACTAAAATTTTTAGTTCTATTATTTAAGTCAGTATAAATAATCATATCTTAAAATTTTCTTCAATTCTTAATTTATACTTTTGTTTAATATCTTCAGTAACTTCAACCCCAATACCATAATCCGTCTTTTTTAATTCATCATTTATTTGTAATTCCATCATTGGTATTTCTAAGTAGCTAACTTGTTTAGATTTTGCTACATGATAGTTTGAATTAATAGCTATTTTACTTCCCCATACATGCAGTGCTGTATTTTGTGGTTTAAATAAATCTATTACTTTTATAACATCTTTTATACCTCCACTATTAGTTACATCTGGTTGTATTATATCAACAGCTTTTGTATGGTAGTAATCTTCAAAATTCCATAATTGATTTAATGCTTCTCCTCCTGCTATACTTATTTTAGTATCTTTATTTAACTCTTGATACAGTCTTATTTTTTCTGGTCTAAAAGGCTCTTCTAACCATTTAACATTAAATTGTAATAAATCTTTAGACCACTTTAAAGCTTGATCGTAATTCCAGCTAATAGGATTAGTGCCCATAATAGCATCAACCATTAAATTATTATCTCCTAAATACTTGCGAGCAGTTTCTAAACGTTTTAAATCTTCCGATATAGATTGAACTCCTATTCTCATTTTGTATGAAGTAAATCCTATATCTAATATTTGTTTTACATCTTCTTCTATTTCCTTTGGAGTAAATTTAGCTGAGCCATTGCTGGCATATAGTCTAGGTTCGATATCTTCTCCTCCTAAATATTCCCATAAAGGCTTTTTTGCTGCTTTACTAAGTGCATCATAAATAGCAATTTCAACTCCACTATAAATACTTTTTACTAGTCCTCCCTTTCCAATATAAGGTATGTTATCAATTATATTTGTACTCTGAACTGGTTGACCTATTAAATATCTTTCTATAAGCTTTACTGAATGTTCTATTAGCTCTGCACAATAAACTCCAGCATATGTCTCTCCATATCCTATTATTCCGGAATCAGTATGAACTTCGATCACGCCTATATTTTTAGCATTACTATTATAGCCATAATAAACAAAATCACTTTTTAATGGTGATGTAAGACCATATCCTATTACTTTAGTTATCTTCATTTAATAATTGTTTTGCTACTAATAAGTCGATTGGTTCATCTATATTTATTGTTCTACTTTCATCCATTATATAAGGTATAATATTATCATTATCTAATCTCATTTTTTTATTAGTAATTTGTTCGTATGTCATACCATAAATTGATCCATTCCTTATATAAGCTATAGGTGCTAAATCTTGTCTTCTATAACCAGGTTTGTCAGGATTTTCATCTTTATCAAAACCTATTAATTTACCTTCCTTAATATATTTTAATCTTTTAGGATGATAATCATATACTCTGCAAACGGATACTACTGAAGATGGATTATTTTGATCTAATAGTTCGATTACTTTATCTATATCAAAAACTTTTTTTAATGGATTAGTGCACATTATTTCTACAACATAATCATATCTTTTTAATTTTGATAATACATCTAATAATCCTTCAGCAGTTGTTTGTGTATCAGAAACTTTTTCTCTGTCTATTACATTTATATTATTATCTAAACAAATATTTTTTATATCTAGATCATCAGTACCTACTACATAGTCATCTATATATTTACTTTTTACAACTTCATCATTAGTATATAATAATAAGGGTTTATCATTAATTAAAGTAATGTTCTTTTTTAGTATCCCTTTAGAACCACCTCGAGCTAATGTTATGCCTAATACACTTTTATTATTTATCATATTCAAAAGTTTTCAAAGGTCCATTATTAACATTATTATTATAAAAATCATTTATTAAAGTACCTTGATAGTAACCTTTTACCTCCTCATATGTTTGATTATTATCATATTCAAATCCCCATCTCTTACTCCATACTTCATGATGACCCCACTTACCATAAAAATGTTCTCTAATCTCAGTTTCTTGTTTTGTTTTAGCTAAAGGTGATTTAACTGGCATGTTAAAATCTTTTTTAACTATCTGTTCATGAGATAAATTTAAAAAAGGAATACAAACATTATGAATATTTTTATATAAAAATTGATATGCTATATCATCCCATGCATGAAAGAATTGATAGTCACCTGTTGGTTTTATATGTTTTTCATATTGATTTATATTAACTGCTGCGCTCATCCATGATACTGATTCTACTGAATGTATTTTTTCATAGCCGTTTGAAAGAGATTGATTAATATTATATCTCACCCACATATCTTGATTAGGTTGCTGTAATGGTGATCGTGATAACATTTGATAAACACCATCATGATATACATTAAAACCTACAACTCCAAATTCATTAAAATTATTTTTTTCTAATAAATTATTAAACCTTTCAAAAAAGTTTTCTTCTATAGGAAAGCAATCATGTTGAAACCATAGGATCCATTCCAAGTTATTATTTTTAAAAATAGAACAAGCTGAGGTAATATTATTTTGCATACCTCTTTCTTCTCTATCCATGTATGTGACATTATGTTTTTCACATATGATTCTACCTTTATCTTTATTTTCTATAGTAGAATCTTCATCTATATTTAAAATAAAAATATTATTTGTATTTACTTTAGTTAACCAGTAATCTAAAAGATCATAATTATTTCTACTTGTAAATAAAATACCTAATTTCATAAGCTATATTTTTTTAACCAATAATCTATCATTTCATCTAACATAGTTTGAAAACTATATTCATGCTTCCATCCTAAAACTTTTTTAGCTTTTGAGCAATCTCCTTTTAAAAATTCTAATTCCTCTGATCTATAATATTTAGGATCTACTGTTACATATTGTTCCCAATCTAATTCTAATTTATTAAATACATAATGTACTAAATCTTTTACTGAGTGAGATATTCCGGTTGAACAAACATAGTCATCTGGTTTATCATGCTGTAGCATTAACCACATTGCATTAACGTAATCTTTTGCATGTCCCCAGTCTCTATGAGCATCTAAATTTCCTAATGCTAATTTATCAGTTAATCCTAATTTAATTTTTACAGCTTCCTTAACTACTTTATTAGTAACAAAGTTAGTACCTCTACGCGGTGATTCATGATTAAATAATATACCATTACATATAAATAAATCGTATGCATTGCGATAATTTTTACATATGTTATATGCAAATACTTTTGCACATCCATATGGGGATACTGGACTCATAGGGGTGCTCTCTCTTTGATATCCATCATCATCTACATTATTACCAAACATCTCTGAAGATGAAGCTTGATATAATTTTGCTCTCGGACATGTTAACCTCATAGCTTCTAAAAGTTTTAATGTACCATTAGCTACAGATTCAGTAGTATAAAGAGGTTGATCAAAAGATATTCTAACATGAGACTGTGCTGCTAAATTATATATTTCATCAGGCATAGAAAGCTGTAATACTCTAACTAGAGATGACATATCAGTCATATCTGCATATTCTAGTTTTAATTTTTTAAATATACTATCTGGTATTCGAGCAGTCTGGTTTTCTGCTATCGAATTTCGTTTAAGAATACCCCATACTTCGTATCCTTTCTCTAATAGTAATTCGGCAAGATATGATCCATCTTGTCCATTTATACCTGTGATTAATGCTCTTTTCATATTGAATTAATAATATCAATTATTTTATCTATTTCTTGAAATGTAAGATCTTGATGATTAGGAATATAAAAACCTTTTGATTCTATTATATTACAGTTATTTAGTTCCCTATAATAATCTTTACTCATTGGTTTATTACTCATATTTCCTGCTATTAAAGGTCTTACCTCTATATTATTTTCTATTAATTTTTCTACTATTTTATTTCTATTTTCGCTTACTACTGGTATAGCAAAACTTGATATGAAATTTTCTTTATCTATAGTTAGATTAAGATTATTATTTAATTTTTCAATATAGTATTTAAAGTTTTTATTTCTTATCTTACTATATTTTTCTAGCTTATCAATAGCTCTTAAACCTAAAAAAGCTTGCAAATCTGTAGATCTTAAATTAAATCCAGGTACATAGAAATTATATAGAGAATCGAAATCTGTTGTATGATACTTAGTTCTTAATTCTTTTTGTTTCCATTCGGGAAGATCCCTATCCCATCCGTGACTTCTCATCATTAACAACATATGATACAATTCTTCATCATTTGTATTAATAAATCCTCCTTCGATAGTTGATAGGTGATGTCCAAAATACATTGAGAAAAAAGATGCTATGCCAAACGTTCCTAAGTATTGTTCTTTATATTTTGAACCCATACTCTCACAAACATCTTCTAGAAGTATCACATCATATTGCTGACATAATTCAATTACTTTATCCATTTCTGGAACTAGTCCTAATGGTGATACTAATATTAATGCAGATGGATTTTCCGTTTGAAATAAATGTTCTAAATCTTCTAAACAACATGATAAATCATTTAAGTTACAATCACAAAATATTGGCTCTAATCCAAGCAACATTGGTGAACTTACATCAGTTGCCCAACTTAATCCTGGTACTACTATTTTATTATTTTTTAATCTACCTAGTTGATTTAGTGCTGCTAATGTTAATAGTATAGCTGAAGATCCTGAGTTTACAAATACAGAATATTTTGTACCTAAATAATTAGACCATTTTTTCTCTAATTCTTTAGTTAAGTCTCCCTTTGTTAATCTTGGAATAGGATCCTGATCTAACCATTTAATTAAAGATTTAATATCATTTTTATCAATAGTATCACTAACTAATTTTATCATAAACCTTCTTAATACCTTCTTTAAAACTTGTAAATTTAAAATTAGGAAATATATTCATTAATTTTTGATTACAAACATCTTTTCTTAGTTGACCATTAAGATGTGGATAAATATAATGAATTTTATATTCCTTTCCAACTTCCTGTAAAGCAATATTAGCCATCTTATCTATTGATAAATTTTCAGTATTACTTACATTAAAAGACTCTGTAATATCATTATCAATTATAAGTTTTATTATTTTAGCTAAATCTTCAGCATATATAAATTGTCGTAGTGGTGAACCATCTCCAAATAATTCTATAATATTATTTTTACTATTTTTAATTTTTTTAAGTAATGCAGTTACAAAATGCATTTTACTATCATTATCAAAATTATCATACTCACTATATAAATTTGTAGGAATTATATAATTATACTCAGTACCAAACTGTTTATTATATGCATCTATTTGAACTGCTAAGCATCTTTTAGCGTAACCGTATGAAAAGTTACTAGGGGTAGGAGGACCTAAGTGTAGTATTTCTTCTTTCATTGGATAATTATTTACTTTATCCGGATAAATACAAGTACTTAGTACTCCTAAAAATCTTTTTACTTTATATTTTTTACTTACTTTAACTATGTTAGTATTCATAAGTATGTTATCATCAAAGTAATCTCCTGGATTATTTATATTATCTTTTATTCCTCCTACTTTGGCTGCTAAATGCACTACCCTATTAAATTTATTATTTTTAAATAATAAATCAACTTCATTTATATTTCTTAAATCTATCTCACTACCAAGATAATATGCGTTAGGAAGAATATTCTGTAAATGTTTTCCAACCATTCCTGTCCCTCCTGTTATTAAAATATTATTATCCATTTATTATTTGGTCTATGTAATTTGTATAATACTCTGTACTATTAAAATCTGTTCCTCCTAAAACTGTGTTCTTAATGAATTCGTTATCTGGTTTCAGATTAAGAGTTTTTAATATTATATCGTAACTAAGATCTATTAAAGCATTACAATCTTTATATATACATCCATCTTGATCTCCATATCCATAATTATTAAACATTACAGTAGGTATTCCTAATTGCAAAGGTTTAAGCATCATAGTTGAAGGATGACCTAATACTATTTCACTTTCTGCTATTAATAAATTATCATCTTCTACATCAATAACTATTTTATAATCAATATTTGAATTAATTATACTCTTAATATAATTTATGTCTTCAGTATAATTATTTTCTTCTCTACTTTTAATTTTAATTATTATCGGCTTATTATATTTTTCTTGAAGTTTATCTAATTGTAGATTATCAAAAAAATCTTTATCCATGGGTAAAAAATGAAATCCCCATGGATCAGTATAGGTTGGTTTGTTACCTAAAAAATTTGTTATTAGTAATATATGTTTTTTTTCTCTATTTTTATATTCTTTTAATTTATCGTTAGATGGTATACCACCTGGTATTAAATGAGGTTGTACTAATTCTTTTTCTCCAAATACAAAACAACCATCAAAGCATTTTTGATAATTATTAATTGGATAGTTAAATCTATTATTACCATGACTATTGCCAATCATTAAGCATTTTCTTCTTTGATAAAGATCTCCTAGTCCAGATTGTATTCTACAATCATCAGCAATAATTAAATTATATTTTTCGAAAGGTATTTCATTAATATTACTAAAATTATTATTAAAATAACTTAAATATTTTTTATCAAACACTTCTCTTCCATCTATATTACCACCCCATTTACCATTAATCGGATGCATATGATATGTTTTAAATACATCTAAATTATATTTAGTACATAAATATGGTATGATAGGATAGATCCTTTCCCCCGATCTATATTGAGTCGTAACAAATAATATATTTTTTTTATTACTCACTGATTATACTATTTACATAATCGTCTAAATTTCTAAATGGATTATATCCCAATATAGTGGTTGCCTTAGAATAATCAGCTAAAGTAGTTTCAGCTTCTCCTGGTCGATTAGGAATATATGTTTTTGTAGTTTTATACATATCAGCTACTTCGTTTATAGAATAATTTTTTCCTCTACCAAGTTCAAAAAATTCAGCTCTTAACTCTGGATGTTTCATGCAGCTTATTAATGCATCACATATATCAAGAACGTGAGTAAAGTCTCTACGCTTTTCACCTGTACCTGTTACTGTTAGAGGTTTACCCTCTCTAAATTGTTCGTTAAATATTTGTATAACTGTTGAGTATGCAGAGTTACCTGGAATCATATGATCACCATAAACATTATAAAATCTTGTAATAATAGTTGGCACATCATATACCTTAGAATATAATTTACATAATTCCTCTCCTACCCATTTTGAAAATGTATATGGGTTCTTATGTACTCCTCCATGTGTAGAGCTACTTCCTGCGTAAATTACTGGAGTTTTATTTTGTCTTGCATATTCTAAAACTCTTTGAGTACCAAGCATATTTGAATCAAATGTTGATATAGGAAATTTAAAAGATGGTTGGATACGAGCTAAAGCTGCTAAATGATATATTATATCAGGTTCAATATAATTTATTATCTCTGTTGATTCCTCCGTATGAATATCAGCATCTTGATATTTAACTCCATCTATTTCGTTTTCTTTATATCCAGTAGAATAATTATCTATAGAATATAATTCAGTATTTGGTTGTTGTTTTTTTAAGGATGTTAGTAAATTAGTTCCAACAAATCCTGCTCCTCCTGTTACTAATATTTTCATAATTTATTATAAAATTCGTTTTGTCTCTCTTGCTTACTAATTGTTTTAGGATGTAATAAACAAAACATATTATCTGTAGGTAATAATGTTTCAATCTTATACCCTTTTACTACTTCATGTACTTTATTCTCCCATTTAATATACGAAATATTTTTCAATATACGTGACTGATAGTCAGGAAAGTTTACTCTTTTTTCATTATCTACTCTCCAGCCCCATTTTTTTATATGCTCTTCAGTTAAACCTTCTACAGTATTAATTCTTGGTACCCAGTATAAATCTACTTCAGAATTAGATTCTAAAATATCTGGAAGATGTTCTATAAATATAGGATGTAAATATTCATCTGCATCTATTTGAAAGATATAATCTCCTGTACAATTATCTTTTAAATTATTTTTAAATGAAGCAAAGTCTTTATTCAAAGAAAATTCTATAACTTCTATTATATCATCATAGTTACTTAAGACTTGATATACTTCAGAGGTTGTATTATCTTTATCACACTGAACTATTATCTCATCTTGTTTTCGTACTGTATTTAATAATAATAATAAAAGTCTATCTAATTCATGATGCTCATTACAAACCGTAATGGCATAACTAATCTTCATTATCTTCTTTTTCAAAAACTCCTATATAATCTAATGCTTCAATAAAATCATTTTTATTAAATGATTGTAATGTTTTAGTATCAGATGCATATTTGTAATATCCACCTTTTGGATTTTTAAACATTTCTTTTTCGTGTTCTTCAATTATCCGATGTTTCATTGCTGCCCATTTCCAATCTTCTGTTGTAGTACCTTTTACAAAAACTGATCCTTTACCTTGTACATCTAAATAGGATGGCATCCATTTTAATCCTTCTGCATCTTCAAATATTAAATCTTTATATAATTCAGGTAAAGTTTTTAATTGTTCTTCGTAAAACTCTTCTCCTATTTTCATAAGAGAATTACTTTGAAATCCACAACCATAACACATATAGTTGGTTACTTCCATACTAACACGATTTTTATAACATGCATCACTTTTACGCTCACATGGACAAATAGTTAAATTATCAGTCATTACTTACATTTTGTAATTTAGGAAATGTTTCTTTTTTATTATCTATTTTAGGTTTTTCTAATTTAGGTAATTGTAATTTAGGTAAGGTAGAATTTATTTTTTTATCTAATTTAGGTAATTTTAATTTAGGTAAATTTAATTGTACTTGCTTAGGAAATTCCGGAATGTACTTATCTAAAATTTCATCTAATTTAATTTGCATATTATTTAAAGAAAAGTTTTTAATATTTTTAGTACCTTGCTTTTTACCTCTAATTAAATACTCTTCATAATTATTAAATACTACCATCATAGCTCCTGCAAATGATTGTAAATCAACATTAAACCATTTACTATCTTTAATAATCCATTCATTAGCTGCTCCTCCATCCACATCTTTTAATTCTCCTGCTAATAATATTGATAAATCTTTATCTAAAAAATCTACATGTCCAGACCATCCTGAAGCTATAACTGGTTTTTTAGTTGCAGTAAATTCTAATAATGGTCTTCCAAATCCTTCACCTTTAGTTAAAGATACCATTGCTTTAATCTTTTTATGATTATATAAGCAACTCATCTCTTCATTTGTTAAATCTCCATGAACTAGATAAATATTAGGCAATCTATTAGCTTTAACGCCTTTTTTAATTTGATCTATTTTCTTCAATAAATTATTTCTATCTAGTATAGATGAATTACCATGACATGTTTTTAATATTAATGCAGGTGCATTTTTTTTATTTTTAAATAATTCTAAAAAACCTTTTACTAATAATCCTACATTTTTTCTATCTTCTCCAATATTACCTTGCATCCAATGACCTACGAATAAAAAACAAAAATCTTCTTTAACTTTATTAAGATTAAATTTTGATTTTTTAATTTTATATACTTCAGTATCAATACCTTCAAAAAGAACTTCCATAGGTACTTCCGGCTTAACTTGTCCTACTACACTATTAGAACGTTTATCTACTTTTTCATAAATACTATTATTGAACGAATTAATAGTATGATTTGAAGATCCTATAATTAAATCCATTCTATTAAGGCCTTCTACCCATTCAGAACGAGCTGCTGTAGTTTCAATACCAGCTGTTAATCCTATATTAAATTTTCCTACTTTTTGAAACTCAGATGGTATAGTATGCTGAATCCAAATATCAGGTTGGCGATCAGGTTTTTCAATATAAAATTCTTTTAAATAGGTCCATTCTTCATTATCATCTAGAAAAAATTCTGGAGTAGATCCCCAACGTTGAGGAATAATTTTTACATCATATTTATCTAAATTTATTAGAGCTTTAACAAAATCTCTTCCTCTTGCTCCATAACCAGAATAGGTATCTACTGGTGAAGATATAACTAAATATGGTTTACTCATTTTAATATATTAATTTATGTTTTAAACGTTGAGGTTCAAATTCGGTAGAATTATAAACTTCATAATTACTTCTAGGTTGAAATTCGTCAAAAGTTTTATCTATTGCTTGTATAATTCTTTTAGACATAATACTTGCAGTAAAACCTATTTTTTTAGATTTTGCCCATTCTCTTCCTTTCAATCCCTTTTCTTTCAATTTATTACGATCATTATATGCTGTTTCTATTGCTGTAACTGCATCTCTTATATCGATTCTATCATCAAAAATATAAGGTGTTTTAGGAGACCCTTGTAATGATACTGATGTAGGATATACAGGATAACACCACTCTCCGTGCTGTCTTAATGTACCATAATGATTAGAAGGTAAATCTACTGTGGGCGTAAACCATTTACCATTTTTATCTAAAAAGCCCATTTGATCTTGCATACCACCAGTTACTGTAGCAATAAAAGGAGTACCACACATTATCGCTTCCGTTAAAGCTAATCCCCATCCTTCGTTTGAAGACAACTGAATTTGTACATCAGCTATATTATATAGCCAATGCATTTGTAAAGTACCTAATCTTTGATTTGTAAACTTAATAGCATTATCATATTTACCGCCAAATAAATATTCAGATAAAGCAATTAAGTCTGTACCATGTTCAGAAACTAATTCAGTATGAACTATAAAAGTACATTTATCAGCATCTTTTTTATCTAACTTATCTAAGAATATTCTAAATGCTGTCATTGCATCTGGTAGCTGCTTTCTTCTCATATTACGAGAATTAAAAAGCATAGTAAAATCATAATCTTTATCTAATAAAGTATTTTTAAATTTTAAATAATCTTTATAATCCCCATCAGAATCATTTTTAGGATAAAAAACTTCATCATTTATACCATGTGGAATATATTCTATAATTTTATCTTTTGCCTTACTACCTAATACAGTTTCATTTATTAATTTTGTTTGCTTAGATATTGCTAGTAATGCATCACATGATTCATAAAAAGCTTCATTATATTGAGGTGCAGGTAAATCATCCCATATGTTGAGATAAATAATAGGCATATCTTTCCTTAATTCTCTTTCCATATGAAATAACCATTCAAAATATCTAGGATCAGTAATAATCATTAATCCGTCAGGTTGTTCGATATCAATTATCTGTCTAACTAATTGAGGATCACCATAACCATCTACTGGATATATCATACAGTAGATATCTTTAATTCCTAATTCTTTTTCAAATGCATTACTAATATCTAATCTTTTACCTTTGTCAGGATGTTTTATTGATCCAGCAATACAAGCCCAGTTATAGTGTTCACTGGTTTGCATAACTATATCTTTTGCTACATTAGCTACTCCTGAGTTAGATCTAATATCGTCGCAGATCAGTAAGATTTTTTTTCTTTCTGATCTTGGTTTATAACTTACTGTTTTCATTAAAATTAAATATTATGATTGTGTACTTGCTTTCTAAACTCGTCATCATTTAAATAAAGATGAATAGCTCTTTCAGCTAATTTTTGAAAAGTAAATTTTCTTCTTACACATTCTACTTTAAAATCCTCAAATAATTGAGGATCAATCCTTACTGTTGTTAAAACTCTATCTCTGTTTGTACTCATGACTTTAAATATATTTACATATAAATATCACCTAATTTCTCTTATGAGATTCCCCACTCGCATAAATCTTTATTTCCGGAAAACGGACAAAATTTACAACCAAACGCTGTAGGGTTTGCTCGATGAGTTTTATTTTTATGACCTTCTTTATCAAAACATTCTTCTAAGAATTCTTTTAATAATTTATTCGTTCTATTAATCGATACTTTTCCATCAGCTGGTTCGAATCTTTGAATAGACTTTTCAAGAAACTCTCCTTCTTCGTATATTTTTCTTTTTAAGATAAGATATTCTATTTTTATACTTTCTAATGGTATATCATATGTTGTAGAAAGGAATTGTTTATATAATAATAACTGAGATTTAGCTACATTATCTTTCTTTTTATCTTTATTCCAGCCTCTAGTAGAAGTTTTTAAATCTATAATCTTAAATGTATCATCCCATTCATCAAAGATAAGAACATCAATATACCCTTTAAAAATTAAATTAGGATTATTAATATACTTTCTCATCGAAATGTTAATAGGTATTTCACATCCTACTAAATGAACTCCTTTCTTACCAAAATAATCTTTACGTTTCTTAACTAAAAAATTTAATATTTTTACTCCATCATTATAAAACTCCGTTAAGTCTCCTGGTGATGAAAAATGCTTATTACTGTTCTTTTTTAGAGCAGTCATATACTCAGTTTTCATCTTCTCTTTAAGCATATCTTCTAAAGGTAATTCATTGGCAGATTTAATGCTAACACTATACATTTGATCTAACCATTCTTGTATTACTTCATGCATAGCTGTACCGAAGACAAAGTGTATGCTTGGTTCATATTTCTTATGACCATCTTTATACATCAGAGACCATTTACGTGGACATTGATGAAACATAGATAATTGAGAGTATGAAATATTTTTTTGATAGGAATAATCTATCTTAATATCCTTAGTCTCTCTAATTTCCTTTACTATCTTTGGTACTTTCTTTGCCATTATTTTGTAAAAATCTCTCTAACTAACTGACCTAATTTAGCATTAGTTGGATTTGTTTTAATCAATTCCTGAATTGTACTATGATTATTAATTTCTTTTTTTAGGTATTGAGTTAGATCAAGAGCTTCTTCATATGCATGTTGTAACATATCTTGATAATTATTATCGTCTAGATAATGACCATATTTGTTTAATCCTCTTTCGTTACGTTCTTGAAGATCCTGGTAAATTTCTTCTGTTATTTTACTTGCCATGAATTAATTTATTTACTGTATAATCTTCTTTGATTAAATTTAAATTCTTTTTTAATTTACGATTTAATCGCCACGTTTTCCAACTATTATCTTGTTTATTTTCAGCTAATGTATGAAGTTCATCAGTAATCTTAGATATTTGTTTATAAGGATTATTTTTCATTCAAAACTTTTTTAATTTCTTTTTCTTCTTTACCAACACTTTCTAATATTTCTTTTAATATATCTTTATCTAAAAACTTTAATACTTCTTTAACTTCTCTTTCACTAAATTTATAATAGTTAGTTAAGGCCTCTACTAATTCTTTATTAGGTTGTTTAACTTTAGATTTAATATATTTAAAAAATGTTTTTTTCTTAGGAAGAATATTTTTATAACAAAGGTAGACAGCTTTCTTATCAAGTGGATTAAGAAGTTGAAGCTCATTTACTAAACTTGCATAAGGTCCATACATACTTACAAATCTATGTATCATATATGAATTAAACTTATCCCAGTCTTGATCTGAAAACTGATCTACCTCTGTTTTAAGATAGCTAATATGATTTAGCCAGTCAAAAATATTATTTATATTATTGCTTTTCAATTACGAAATCTTTATATTCTTCTTTTAGAGGCTCGGGAATACTATCAGCTAAGATCATTCCTGAGCTTGGTTCATAAAAAACTGGAATTGGTAGAATAGCATCATCGCTTGTATTAGCTACAAACTTTGAAACTTTTCTAAGAATAAATCCTTGAGCAAAAATATTTGCTGCGTTAGATTCAGATTCAGTTTTTACTGCTGTTGTTGCACTTAGATCAATATCTAGTTGCGGTTGAGGGGTTTGTACATCATTCATAATACTTGTTTTTGATTTAATATATTAATAATTTCTGATAATAACGCCATAACGTTAATTTCTTTATCTATTCTAAAATTTGCTTTATAACTATATTCATTGATAAGAATAACTATTTCATGCTCTTTTCCTGGAGCATATTCAGAACTTTGATCATATAACTTTTTAAATAACTCTTCGAAATCTTTTACTCCTGAATCAGCTATTATCTGTCGCAGCTCTCTCCAGTTACATTTACTTTTAAGATTATCGATTATTTGTTTATGGTATGCTGATGATACTACTGTTGACTTAGTTAAGTCAAGTTTACCTTTCTTAGAGAACATCTGAATAGTATTCAGCATTTTTCTTAAGTCTGGATAGTAAGTATTAACTACATCCTTTAATGATTCTTTTTCGTATTCAATCTTCTCTTCATCTAAGATAGAAACTAAATGTAATGCTATATCTTTCTTAGAAGGAGGAATAATATTTACAACCTGACATCTTGATTGAATAGGATCAATAATCTTCTCTACATAGTTACAAGTTAAAATAAATCTTGTATTACGAGAGTATTGCTCCATTACATTTCTTAATGCAGCTTGAGACTGAATAGTAAGGTAATCCGCCTCATCTAATATAACTACTTTAAGAGGTTTGAAAGACATAGTAGAAGCAAATCCTACTACTTTCTCTCTAATAGTATCTATACCTCTTTCATCAGAAGCATTAATGTAAATATAATCACATTCAATTTTATTTACTATTAATTTAGCAGCTGATGTCTTTCCTGTTCCGGCAGGTCCGTATAGTAACAAGTTCTGAATATCGTTCTCTGCAATATACAGAGAGACGATATCCTTGAACTCTTGATTACCAACATAACTATCTACAGACTGTGGTCTATATTTTTCTACAAATAAACTATGATCTTGCATTAATAATCATTTTCATAAATTGAGTACCTCTTTGGTGGAGGTGCAGGAGCTTCTTCAAAACCTACTTTAAATATTTTACCTTCTCTAGGAGAAAAATAGAAGTCACCAGTATAGTTCGTTTTAAGATAATATGCTTCTAAAGCATCCATTAGAGTATCCTTTACATCATCAGAGCTATCTCCAACTAGATTCCATCTATCACCTGGAGGAACTCTATTAGCTATTACTGTTTTAACTATTTGATCCATACCTTAATTTAAAACATTTGAGGCATAACTCCAACTTCTTGACCATCTTTTTCTTCTCCTTCTACAGAAATAGTTCCTTCAGTTAAGAGAATAGTTCCAGCAATAGAAGCTGCATTTAGTAAGGCGTTCTTAGTTACTTTAAAAGGATCAATAATTCCATACTCTTTCATATCTCCTACTTTTTCAGTTTTAAGATTATATCCATCCCAAAAGTCTGAAAGTGATAAAGAATAAGCAATTTTATCAATATCCTTAGGCGTTTTACCAGCATTAGATAAAATAGTATCAAAAGGTTTCATAATTGCTTCTTTTACAAAAATTTCTCCTAAATTAAAATCTCTAGATACATCTTCAGTAAATTCAAAGTTTTCTGAAATATAATATAATGCTCTTCCTCCTCCAGGTAGAATACCATCTTCGATTGCACATTTAGTAGCAAATAAAGCATCTTCAACTCGATCTTTTCTTTCTTTCATTTCAGCTTCTGTCATTCCACCAACATGAATAATCGATACTCCACCAGTCATTTTAGCTAAGCGATCCTGTAATGCTTGAGTTTCAAACGGCGTAGAAGATTGATCGATTTGAGATTGAAGAGATTCCACATGCGTTTTAATAGTATCTTCATTACCATGACCATCTATAATAGTAGTTTTATCTTTAGTAATTTTAGCTGATCTGCATGAACCCATCCAGGACCAGTCAAATTTATCTAATTTCATTCCCTTGGCAATAGAAAATACTTCCCCTCCAGTCAGCTTAGCAATATCATCTAATACTAATTTTTTACGATCTCCAAACTCTGGTGATTTAACTGCACATACTTTTAGAGAGCCTCTCATTTTATTAACAATTAAAGTTGCTAAAGCTTCTCCTTCAATATCATCACAAATAATTAATAGTGACTTATTATTAGATGAAGCATGATTTAAAATAGGAAGTAATTCTTTTACATTCCGAAAAGTATGATCAGCAATAAGAACTGCTACATCGTTCATATTACATGTCATAGTATCATTATGAGTGACAAAGTAATGTGATTTATATCCTCTATCAAATTGCATACCTTCTACTACTTCAAGATATGTTTCCCCTGTTTTACTTTCTTCAATATGAACTACTCCATTAGATCCTGCTGAATCTAATCCTTCATATACTAAATTACCAATTTCTTCATCATTATTACCTGAGATAGTTGCTACGTTAATTAATTCTTGAGGATCAGAAATATCTTCTGCTAAATTTGATAAAGAAGAAATAATGCTTTTCACAGCACTATCAATACCTTTTTTAATTTCAGTAGCATTTCCTCCTTCATCTAATCTCTCTAAACCTAATTTAACTATTTCTCTAGCTAGTAAAGTAGAAGTAGTTGTACCATCTCCTACCTTATCAGCTGTATTGATTGCTGCTTGTTTAATTAATTTAATACCTAAATTCTCAATAGGATGTTCAAGTTGTTGTATTTGTTTTGCAACTGTTACACCATCTTTTGTAGAATATACTTTACCTTCTTCTTCATAAATAATATTTCTACCATTCGGTCCTAATGTTGATACTACCGCATCAGCTAATTTATTAATACCATTTACTAGCTCTTTTCTAGCTTCAGTTCCTAATGTTACTTTTTGTTTACTCATTATCTTTAATTTTTGCTAAAACTTCTTTTTCATTAATAATAAAATATTCTTCATCCATATAAATAAATTTTGAATATCCAGTTGATGGTAAGACGATTTTATCGCCTGGTTTAAGGGTTGTTTCTATAAAAGAACCAGTAACAGTATGATATCCAGGACCTACTTCAATTACTTCTCCTACTTCATTTAAATCTTTTCCCATATCGGGAACTATAATATTGCCGTATGTAGTTTCATCTTTTTCTAATTTTTTAAAGATAACGGCATCAAACATTGGTTTAAAACTCATAATAAAATTTTTAATTTTTAAAAATAACCAGGAACGGGTCAAATATAACTTATTTAATTTGTAGCGTTTTTGGTTTAGATTCTTCTCTCATCGGAATACTAACCTCAAGTAAACCATTTTCCATTTTAGCTTTAGCTTTTGATAAATCAAATCTAGGATTAATTTTCCATCCAAAGTTAAATGATTTTCGAGTAATACTTCTATTAAGATAATAAACGGAATCGTCTACTTCTTCTTTAGGTTTTTCATAAATTACTCTTAAAACGTCTTCATTAGTCTCTAAGATAAGATTATCTTTAGTTAAACCTACACAGGCTATATTAAAGTTTAATGAATCGTCCTTTTGAAAAATATCAACTGGATAGTTGAATTTTGTCATGCTGATTGGTTGGAAACGCTCAGCTGCGTTAAAAAAATCTTTGAAAAATACATCAAAGATATGTTCTTGTTCTCTTAAAAGATTTCCCATAATTCTAAAATTTATAGTTAAAAAATAAAAATACCCGAACGTCTTTCGATCGTTCTCTTAGTTGACCCGTTCCGTGGTCTATATTAAATATATGCTTTTTCAAAAAATGAAATTATTTATCCTTTTCTTAAAATATAATATAATGATTTTAATTCTCTATCACTAAATTCTAACTTCATTAATCCACCCTCATTAATAGACATTAATGCTTTTTCTCCTGATTTATTAGCTCGTAATATAGTTTGAATTAGTTTAGAATTAAAAGGAATACTTTGTAATTCCCCAGTATAATCACATGGTATATTATATTCTACCTTATTTGTATGAGCAGTAATATCACCAAAAGAAAAACTAATTACTTTTTGATCCGTAATATCTACTTTAGTATTAACTATTACATTATCATTATCTTGTAATGCATCGTTTGCTTTACTAAAATTATTAATATCCTCATCTCCTATTTCTATAACTGCTTGATAATTTTCCGGTTCTTTTACTTCTCCTACTTTATCAAATAAAACAGGATCACCTAAAGTATATGCTAAATTAAAAAATTGATCAGATATTAATAATTTAGCAGGAATATTATTTCTTTTTTCTACTTCTACTAATAAATCACCTGATGTAATTTTAATAAGTTTATTTAGTTGTGATGTATTATGAATGCCTAATTGACTATCTTCTAAATCAAAATTATTAGATTCTACCTTACCAATACAATCTCTAGTAGGAGTCATAAAATCTACTACTAGATTCTTATTATTTACTACCCACTTAACAGTTTCGACTTGCTTATCTAAGCTATATCGATCTACAATATCAACTAATGTACTTTTATTTATCATATTTTAAAATGTAAAGAATTTAGATGAATGAGGATTTAGATTTAATACCCATCCAATATCTCCATAAAAACCTTGTAATTTTTTTAATAGCACAGATTCAAATATTTTTTCTCTATCAGCGTACTCATTCATAAATGTACGAACTTTATCTGGAATATCAAAATCTAAAAAGGCTATTGCATCAATTTTATACGGATTATCTTTAAGATAAATCCATTTAATCTTATCTCCTTGAGCTATAAAAGAATGCTTCTTATCTAATCCCCAATAGCGTAATAGATCATTGTAGCGTAAAGCTGCCTTAACAGAAGCTAATGCACCCTTAGTTGTAGGAGTAAATAGTTCTCCAGGTTTAGGTTTACGTTCTACATAATCATCCATAGTATTAACTGCAGTAGGATTACCTAGTAATACAATATCAGTTTCTTTAGACAAAGTTCTTTTCTTGAAATCTAATATCTTTTGATCAATCTCTTCTTTAGCAATACCTTTTAGAGCTTGCTTCATTATTCCATAGAAGAACTCCGAGAAGTATTTCGGGAAATTAGTTTTCATATACTCTAATCCCTTGAAAGAAAGATACTCATTTTTAATATGTTCTTCCCTTGTTATCCATTGTGCATACCTACGAACAGATCTAAAGTAAGCTGAACGTATAACACATTCTGTTTTCATCTCTAATCTATGATCTTTGCAATTAAAGATATCTGTTGCTACGCTTTGGTAATGATCATTTAATACATCTTGAAACTTAATAGCAGTCTTCTCTAATAGATCATCTTTCTCATCATCAGTCTTTTCATCAAAGTCTGGATAAAGATATCTTAGTATTGGAAGAGCTTTAACATATACTGAATCAGTATCAGTATAGATACTAAAGTTTTCTTCACCTGCAGGGCAAATATATTCAGGAATTGTCTGAAGTTGTTTCATTAATTAAGCCTAATTTCTTTTTTACTTCTTCTTTTGTTTTACCTTTAATCTTAAAGATAGGATTATTTTCAAAATATCCAAACCAAAGATTGTATTTTTCATCAAAAAATATATGAACTTTATTCATAGGAAATAGTTAAGGCCTCCGAAGAGGCCGTTATTATTATTGAGCGTACTCGATAGCTAGTTCAAAAAGCTCTTTATTTACCTTAGTATCTTTTTTGAAGTCCGTAATTGGACGAGCTTTACGAGTAGAATCTTCGATTACATAATTAAATCGTCCGTGGATAATTTTCTCTTGGATAAGATTAAATACAGACCATACTGAGCGATCTGCATCTTCACGACGAGTAGGTTCGATTAACTCTTGATAATTAATCTGAATAGTTTTTAACTGCTTTTCAGTAAAGCGAGACTTAACTGCTTCTTTTGCAAAGTTAATCATCTCTTGTTGAGACATTTTAGTTTCAGCCATTTTATTCATAGACTCTACAGTAAGAGGTAAAGCTTCTACAAGCTTGTTAATTACTTTAGTTACCTCTTCATAGGTATAATTAATATGACGAATTTTCATATCTGCAAAGCTTTCCTCAGCAATCACAAGACCATTAGAGCAAACCAATCGAAATAATCCAGCCATAAATCTAAATGCTCCTAAACCATTATGAGCATTAGACATTACTATTTGAGGATAAACAATATCTCCGTTACGATCGATACTAATATCTGGATTACGGAAGGTTACAGTGTGATGACCTGTAGTAGAACCTTTTCGTGATTTACGAGATTGAGCTTTTACTACTCCCCATCCCATAGTAGCTAGATCATCTATTACTTGAGAGGTTGGAATATGAACATACTTTTTAGAAACTCTACTATCAGGCTTACCATAAACCTCAGGGCAATTAGCAGCAATTTCAGTACTTGTTAGAAAATTAAAATTCGACATACAAAACTTTTTATTGATTAATAATATACTTAAATATAAGAATAAAGTTCCAAAGTTCCAACTATCTTTGGTACTTTTTTGTATATTATTTACCTTGTCCTCTATATCTTTTAGAATAATGTTTACCGTGTTTATGTGTAGAGTTTTTACTCTTAGCATGAACTCCTTTTCTTCTTACCTTTTGCTTTTCAAAAGCTCCGGAACCATATTTTACTTTTGGCATTTTTATTATTTTTTACAATATCCTAAACAAATTTTACCTAAACTTAATTTTAAAATTAATAAACAAATTTTTCTTTTCATTTTTTTTTATTTTATTTTTTTGAACAACATTGTTTGATTTCTTGCTTACATTCAACTTTAGATGTTGAGCAACTAACTATAAATAGTAATGCAATTAAATAACATATTTTTTTCATAAGATTATTTTAAAGTGATAGTATCATATCCATTAATTCAGGTTGTGGGAAAAGATCCGTCTTATCTTTTCTAGTGTTAGTATGTGTAAGTAATCCTTTTACT